GTGACAATCGTTCTTGTTATAGTAACACATCCGATACACACACCAGTAGTCATTTCAATTCGACAACCAGCTGGAGCATTACACACTTCCTCTGTAATGGTTTCGGTTTTCGCCATCAAAGTAGAACTCAGTAACGTCATAAAACTTATTGTCAGTAGTAATTTTTTCATTTTCAATCTCTATTAGAATTAAACTTTTCTCACTCTTCATGTACTATTATACAGAAAAGTGAGAGGTTTGTCAAGTCAATTCTTTGAAATTTTTAATGTTTTCTATAAAATATATGTCTATCTATGGAAGCCATCACTTTTTTAGTTTTACTCCAATATGGATATTTTTTCATCCAATTTGCGTGATAGTGCGTAGCACCATCTGTTATATCAATCAAATCTTCATCATAGTGATTTTCTAACACAATTACTGCAAGTGTTTGTGCAGATCTCCATGTTCTTCCTTCGTTTGGAATATCCAAACGTCCGTCACAATACCACGAAAACTGACATCTATCTCTCACCGGAACATGATCTTTTAACTTAGCATCATAATAATGAATGCCTTCTTGCACTACACCACAAATGGTATTGGGATAATTCGCATTGAGTTTACGATTAATCGTAACGTTTGCTACTGCGAGTTTCCCTGCTGTACTCTCCACTCCTGCTTCAAAATAAATATTTTTTGCGAGACAATCGGCGTCTGCTGATGAATATTTAATTTTTAATTCAGGGGTTTGATAATAATCCGTGTCGCCCACTTTTTCAATTATTGATGGTTTTGAAATACTATCAATGTAAAATGGTGCCGAACTATTAAGTTGTGGAGCAGTATACCATAGTGTAGCAAATAAAGCAAGGAACATCCTTACTATTTTTACCATACTTGTATCCTCTGTTGGTTATTCAATCAGTTCACTAAAAACACATAAAATATCAATCTCAACCAAACTTGTAGTTATATTTATACATTTTCAGGTTTCTACAACTACTTTTTTCTTCGATTTCTTCTTCGGTTTCTTTTCTACCACCACCTCTGCATCCTCCATTTCTTCAACTTCGGGGAGTAAATCTGGCCACACATCTCTAACCAATTTATATGATAATCCCTTGTAAGACAAATTTTGGTCTTTGACAGATATCAATAATTTAGCATCTTTCGCGGCAACTCTTTCCAACAACTGAACATACATCGATTCTCTCTTCAACATCGAAAGATCATGACCACCACCTTTAACAAAATAATTTAGTTTTTTCACTTCAAAGTGAATAGAACCTTCAGTAGAATCCGCCTCTTGACTTGGTGTATAGGGCGGTGAACCTTTTGGAATATGCCATTTTACATCTGGATGAAAATTCAATTGCAACAACGCTCGGGTTGCATAATTATCTCTCGATTTGAGGATTTCTCTTTTTTCATCTCTTGTCTTGGCTTCATCAACCATCTCAAGAGTTTCGACTACATTATGTTCAGCCATATTATACTTCTCCTATAAATTGCTGGTCTGTTACCGCAACATTTTTTTTGATTTTAGGAACATAATTTTCTGATGTTCCGAATTCTGACTCGTTCATGTTTTTTGTCCACACTGCGGCAATATCTGGATAGAATACCCCTACAGACCTCTTAGGGGTTCCGTCAGAGTAATATGCCATCGCCACACATCTAGGAACCACTTTATGTTCTTCATCTAGACCCGAAAATACAGAAATCCAATCACCAGTTTTCAGATAATACTCACAGTATCGAACATATGCTTTCCTACCCGCAGCTTGATTTTCTGAAGTTCTACGTTCTTTGTCTGTAGCACTCCTACTTCTTGATTGAGTGTTGAGAGCAGTAATCATTTCTTTATTGTGTTTTATCCACGCTTTAATGTTCTTGAAAGAATATGTATCTTCATCCGGTAAATTCAATACCATTTTACTAATATTCTTATATTCAGAAGGAGTTTTCTTTGCTCTCATGAGTTTCATTCTCTCACGAAGCGCCTCTCGTTGTTCTTCTGTAATATTACGAGTTCGTTTGGTCTTCATCGGTTTTCTTTCTACTTTCAATTTCTTTACCATAATCATTTTTTTTGTTTAGAATATTCAAGGTTTGTTTTGATAGTTCCTAACATCATTTCCCATTGCTTAGCAGTAGTATCGATGTCATAGTGCATATCAAAATATTGTTTCTGAAAAGCAAGACCAGCTTGAACTGGTGCTTCCCAAAAACTGTCAATTGCATCTTTCAGAACATAGGAGAACTTCCTAGCGTGTTCAGTCTTGTCTTGAACATATCCATACATCCAAGCAAAGTTAGCACACGTTTCTGGTAAGACTGCAAGATTAGGACAGACCACAACACAACCAGCACTCATCGCTTCAATCACCGAAATACACGCTGTCTCTTTGTATATATTCGGATATGCTAGAATCAGACCACAACACAACCAGCACTCATCGCTTCAATCACCGAAATACACGCTGTCTCTTTGTATATATTCGGATATGCGAGAATATGTGTTTGTTGTAACGCTGCACGAATTTCATCGTTGGATACTGTTCCGTGATAGTTGACATTCGGAGTATCCAAACAAGCATCGTATAATGGTTGATATTCGTTATCTTTATCTTCCCATCCGTAAATCTTGAAACTAGAATAGATATCCAGTACCACGTTCTCTAATTTCATAGCACGAAATGCTCCTATCAATAAATCCAATCCACGATGAGGTGTGGAGATATAAGCAAGTCTTATTGTTCCGTCTTTGGGTTTTGTGTGAACAGGAATAGGTTGAATGGAGTTTTTGAGAACCACACTCTTTTCATATTCGATTCCAAGATCAAGGTGATATTTTTCAAGAGACCAATCAGAAGGAAAAACAAATCTATCAAACTTGTCTCGTTGACTTTTATCTTTTAGGAATTGTACTTCGGGGTCATTAGAGGTGTCTTGAAACCAAAGGATTTTTGGTTTATCTTCATAGTCACGAACTCTTGAAAGAATGATTTGGAAGTAGTTCCAGAGGTCATCAGGCACTCTCTCCTTGACTCTTTCGTAAATCAACTCACTACCACCCTTTGCATCCTTTGAAGCAATAACTATATCTTCAGAAGAAGGTAGTGGTGGTAACCCTTTTAGATTTCTTTCTCTAATCTCTTTTATCTTAGAGTCATCAAATTTCATCAAGCTCATAATTTTCTCATTTGTTTGTATAATATAATTATAACAACTACTGACAACATTGTCAAGTTTTTTATTGGAAAAGATTTCCCTGAAATGTTCCACTCAATCGGTATAAAAGATGGCCAAGATGGAATACTTCTACGTCATTTCCTGTTTGTTGAATTCTTGTTGCTGTGATATCTGCTGCTGGTTTAGTATATTCTTTGATTTGTTTTGTGCTCGTTTCAATTAAATAAGGGTTAGATGTTTGGGGTAACATAACTTTCCTATTTGTGCAATCCTGTCTGACAGATATAATATGAATCTACGATATCTGAAACAGGATTAGAAATTTTGATTGACTTCGGTGATAGACGGTTTTGTAAATCAATATTCGTTTCTTCCAAAAATGTTTCATACATCAATTCTTTATTAGCATTTCCTTTTCCTGTGGCAATTTTTTTGATTACTGTTGGTGGAATCGTGGTGAAACGAAATCCATTTTGACTGAGTTTGTATTTGAGTATTCCTGTATTCTCTCCAATATTGAACACTCTTCCTGTCGCAGCAAATGCATAATCTTCTAAGTAAACGTGTTCCACTCTCCCATCAAACCAGCGGATACACTCAATTGTCCAATTTGCGAGATTTTCATATCTTTCAATCTCGTCTGAATATTTAGGATAATCGTGTGCTTTAAAATTATCAAAGGATTCGTGAGATTTATTTTTTTTAATAAAGTGAAATTTACAATTTTCAAATTTGAGTTTGTCGTCAACAAGTTTTCCCACACAAACAGCAGGAGAAGTCAACGAATAATCTATTCCAGCGACAAACCTCATCTAATATTCAATATCATCATAATATGGCTCCATCAATACACCACAAAACGTACAATGAAATTCTACAGTATCTATCAAGTCTCCCCTCAATTCTCTTGTATCAAATGTTAGGGTATATACGGCATTGCACGCTGTACAGTCTACATCAGTTATTATCTCGTCTTCCATTTCGCTCCAAATTAATATTTTACATTATGATTCTATATATCTACAATCTCACATCCACTATCAGAAGAGCAAGCAAGTTCCTGAGAACCAGAGGTAAAGTCCTGTTGTTCAAATTTTGACAAAGTTGACCAATCAACATCTTGAGGAATCAATTTTGACATTTCCTCGTATTCATCCTTAGTGCAATCTTGGTAGGGTGCTTGACGATAAGTATGGTCGCTAAATGGAAGAAAAGAAATTCCACTAATATCGTCAAAATTTTCCCATACCCACGAACCAACTTCTGGCCATTCATTGTCTTTGACTGTAACTGTTATGGAAGGTTTGTGTTCACACCAATTTTGTTGGTATGATGACCACAATTCTAATTGTTCTATTGCTGTCATATCAGTTCTACAGATAGCACCTTTTGGACTCTGTGTAGGAAAAGAAAAGACAGTAGTATGATTTGGTTTCGTTACATCGGGTTCATTCGGAAATCCACTCTGTTTCATCATCTGACAAAGTGGGTCTTTGTTATCTGCTCTTACTGTCCGAATATAGTATGGACTATGCCGGGCATGAATACCGCTAGCACTATCAACAAGCTGACTAACAGTACCAGAAGGTTTAACACAAGTGATTGCCGCCGATCTTTTAACACCCAATTTATCCGCCCACTCTTTGTTCGTATCCACAGCCACTTTTCTAAGAGTTTGTAAAAGTTCATTCAATCCTTTCTTTCTACCACTCGTCAGCGGGTTGTCTAATATGCCGGTGAGCGAGACACCAAGTAGTCGTTCATCTGAACAGTTCCGCTCCCATTCTTTAGTAAGATATCTGAAGTTCGTGAGGGTGGATTGAAATGTACCAATGATAGTCGCAATCCGCACTTTCTTAGCAAGAGATTCGGCAGTGTCATGTCTTCTGACAATGCATTCGGATAGATTGCAAAATTCTCTACTTCTAAGTATAATTTCGCTACATGGATTAGTTCCAAAATCTTCTCTGGGCTCCCTCCTTTCAATGAACTCTTGATTTTCATCTTTTTCTCTTTCATTCAATTTCTCTACTTGTGATTTCGCCGAGGCACCATTATACATTCCCCTTTCACCAGATTTGGAGTCGTATAGTGACAACCATTCTCTCATAAAAGTTCCGACATTTGGTTTTTCTTTGTAATTTACTGAATTATTAGCAAGTGCTCGTTGCCCTTCACGTTCCCACCATTGACCAGATTTTGCTGTTCTCATTTCCTCATCGTTGAGGTCTGACAAACTAATAAGCGCTGAACGGCGAACACCTCC